TGGAACAAGGGCGGCGGTGTTGTTTTGAAAGGTCTTGTCCGTCGTCGTGAAGCTGAGATACAACTATACTTCAAATGAACACAGAAAACGAAATTACTTTGATACACGAACAATTGCAGGGCATGGATAAAAAGATTGACCGCATTTACAACGTGTTAATCGGTGACGATCAAATGAAAATTGAAGGTCTTGTTAGCAAGGTGCAGAAGCACGACAAGTACATTCAGAACCAACGTTTACAGGTTGCTCGTTTGGGTGGTATTGCAACCGCCGCAGGTGTGGTTGGTGGTTTAATTGTTCAACTAATAATAAAAATGATATGAAAGAGTGGTTCAAATCTTTGTTAAGTAATTGTTCGAAAGTATCGAGCAAAAGAATTATTGCTATATTTGTCGTAATAAATTTAATCGTTATTAGTTACATCGCCACGTTTTCGCAATACGATTGTCCGATTTCAATGTTTGATACATTAGCATTGTTGACAGGTGGCTTGTTTGGTGGTACTGTAATTGAACGATTTGCAAACCAAAAAACAAATGGCGGGACAACTCAAGACAATAGCGAGAACAACAGCTGAACAAATTTGCTCGCGCTTTCCAGAAACACCTTCGCTTACTTTGGCGAAGAAATTGTTTGCTGAATATCCCGAAATTTATAACGACATCGAACACGCAAGAACAAACGTGCGAATGATTCGAGGTAAGATTGGCGTGAAGAATAAAAAAGAATTAGCAGATAAATCTTTGGTTGAAGAAAAACCACGATCACTCAACCCATTTGCACTTCCGAAGTCTTACGCAAAGAAACGCAGACACGTTGAGGTGAAGGGAACGAAGTTCTTAATACTTTGCGACTTACACTTTCCATATCAAGACAACGAAGCAATTGAGTGCGCTATAAACGAAGGAATAAAACAAGGGTGTGATTCAATCATTTTGAATGGTGACGCGTTAGATTGTCACATGATTAGCGACTTCGTTAAAGATCCGCGTAAGCGTAAATTCAAAGACGAACTATATTCTATTCGTCAATTCCTTGCATCGCTTCGACACACGTTCCCGAACGCAAATATTTACTACAAAGAAGGAAACCACGAAGAAAGGTACTGGCGTTACATGAGAATCAAAGCGCCTGAGTTATTTGACATCGACGCGTTTGATTTTCCTTCGCTTACCCATTGCGATAAGCACGGTGTGAAATGGATTGACGGAAAGAGCAAACTGAATATCGGAAAACTTTCAATCTTTCACGGACACGAATTTGGAAAGCAATTCCTTCCGTCTGTCAACGTGGCGCGTGGGTTGTTTATGAAGACAAAAGTTTCGTCTATGTGTGGACACCACCACCAAACAGCAGAACACAACGAGCGCGACGCTAACGGCAAGTTCATCACTTGTTGGGGTGTTGGTTGCTTATCTGAATTATCTCCAGACTACAATCCTTATTCGAAATATAATCATGGATTTGCTATTGTGAGTAAAGGAAAAAATGGTTACTTTAGCGTTCACAACTATCGCATACACGAAGGACAAATACTATAAACCAAAAACAAAACAAGTATGTTAATCACTACAATTTTTTTCTTTACCGCAATTATTGCGGTGCTATGGGTTCGAGGCATCGACAAGATGGCTAGCGAACACCCAGACTACGACGGAACTGACTTTATCTAATAACACAATGGACAAAAGAGAATACCAACCCGACGCAGTTATTGTTATAATTGCAACAAGTGTTTTTTGGCTGCTTGTTTGTCTTGCATTTTGGAACTTCAACCCGAAGATTCAGACTGAAATTCAGATACAAAAACAAGACAGCATAATTTATTACAATAGCGGGGAATACGACCGCTTGCTTCAAGAAGAAATTGATTTATACGGAACTTATAGAAGATATGAAGACGCTCAACTTAACGCCAAAACCACCTATAAAAGAACTCGTGATGCTATTGTTGTTCGAGATACTATTGTTCGCGTTGATGTGGTGCGTTTGGTGAATAGTTGCGACAGCGTTATTGCTTCCGATTCGCTTGTAATCGAAAATTTACAGGAACAAATAAACATCAAGGACGAAAAGACGAACAACTTAGAAGAAGTCGTCGTTGCTTATAAACAAAAGACGGTGTTGTTGAGCGAACAAATTAACACTTTAGATGCTGATAAAAAGAAATTGGAGAAACAAAAAAAGCGCAGAAACCACGCTTTGATTGTAACATCGTCCGTCGCTATTTTGTCGGCGTTTGTTCTTTCAATTTTACTCTAGATTCGGGAATGTAAAACTTCATTGAGAACTGGATTGCTTCGCTTAAAAATATGTTGCGACTGTTCTCACCTCTCTTTTCGTCAATCTCGTTCCACAGGTCTTTATGCAAGTACACGCATATACCTTTCTTAGTTTTGCTTTCTGGCATAATTATAAATCTAATAAAACATTTAACAAACCTCTAAACGTCCATTCGGTCATAACTCCATTTTCATAAGATGAAGTTATTCTTTCGTCAAAAATTGGAAGTCTTTTTTTGTCCTTCAAATAATTGTGCAATATATCAGTTGCTAATTCTTTTGTCATTCTTCGTTCGGTTTTGACATCATTGAACCAATCATTAACGCAAGATATATTTTCTCTTTTGCGTTCATATCCTTTCGTTGTGAAAGTTCAAGAAGAATATCTCCTAATATCTTTCCCTGTTGGAAGTAGGTTGCGATTGAATTGACGATTTCTCGTTCGCGCTCGTATGTCATTTTGAGCGTCTCATAAAGTGGTGTTTGTTTCATTATGCTAAATTATTAAATTATTTTTATCCGACAACGTATTGTCCATAACTTGGATTGAGTTCGAAGTACATTCGCATCATTATAGCGTCGGCAACGTCTGGCGAAATACCTTCGCGGTTCTTAATAACGTCCTTCGGTGTTACCATAAGTTTTCCGTCCACGTCTGCGCGGTGTCGTTTAATCATTTCAAGCTCACGCACGATTTGTTCTTTGCGTGTACTTGACAAGATAGTCAACTTGTTTTCTTCAACGTACTGAGCAAGTTTGTAGTAACACTCGCTTTTCAAATTTTGGTATTGTGGGTGTTTTGGTTTTGATCCATTCTGAAAACCTAAGCACTTCAAAAAGTCACAAACTCCAGCACCGATTCCGTCTTCATCTGCGATAATGTTTTGAAGTAGTATATTGTGTTCTTTGGCTACAACACGAATCTTGTTCACGACTTCGTCCAACGCTGCTCTATTCAACTCAATTATATCGATGATAGTTAGACCTTCCCATACGCAGATAATCGTTCTGTCCTTTCCGAAACGCGCTATGTCGGCTGTGATATACTTCTTGCCTTCATTGATTACTTCGTTGCGGAACATTCGAAGAAGATTCTCCGTTTGAAATAGCTTGTCTGAATCGTCGTCAAACTCCCAGTTACCTTCAAGAAGTCTTTTGCGGTCGTATTCGGGAAGGCGACGTAACGATTCAATGTAAGCAACAGGAAGAAAGGGATTGTCCTGCGGTAACGCTTGCACGAACGCGCGATGTGAAGGTAGTTCGTTCCTATTGTTCTTCATGTAGAACTCGTTATACAACCAACCCTTCGACGGATTGCAAGACAAGAAACCTTTTGGAATTAACCCGAACTCGTTCAACTTATAACGGCATCTGGAATGAACAATGCTGACCGCCTTTGCGGTTACTTCGGAGCATTCGTCTATAAAGTAGTCTGTGATTTCTAACGATCCAAGTGAATTGAAGTTAACGTCCGAAGGGTACGCGAATAAGTCTTTCAAAACTATTTCGCTTCCGTTGAAGAACTTAATCACGTTGGATTGTCCGTTGAAGGTGTAATGTTTATTTGCTATCAATCCGAACTCCTCAGCCGTTTCAAAGAACGTGTTTAACGTAGTCTTTTTCAACGTATCTAATTTGCTACGTCCAATAAGAGAACGTGTCCCTGCGTACTTCAAACGGCGTTGAATCTGCCACATACAACCGAGCTTCGTCTTACCACCACCTGCCGCGCCACCATAAAGAACTTGTTCAACGATGCTATCGGTGTTCAAGTAATTTAACGCTTCGATTTGACGCGGAAGGTAGGTTGGTTTATACGGTGTCATCTATTTTAATCATTGCCCATGACATGGGAATTAAAGCTACGGTCTTTCTTCTTACTGTACAGTGATGATAGAGTTCCGTGCGTTGCTCATATCCTTGTACCTTCTCACACATAACTTCATGAGATTCACCTGTAATCGGGTGAATAAATTTTACTTTTTTCATTGCTTACTCAAATATAATTTGTACAACTCACGCATTCCTTCGAAGCGAATCGATTCCTTCAACAACATTCTTTTTCTGTCACTCATTCGCTCAACCATTGATTGAACGAGCTGTTGTTCGAAGTAGATATTCTTCTTCGCGTTTGCTTTGCATAAACGATATTCTTCTTCCGTGAAAGTGTCAGCGTTTATCTGTTTGCTTTCTTCCAACCAACGCATAAGCGACACCGCGCGAATCTCAATGACCGTATATTTTCCTTTCTTGAAGTTGTGCAAATCTTCTGCAAACATTCTTCTCCAGCTATCGTCGTTTACCGCCATTTCTTTTTCTTTTAATTGTTTAGATTCTTCTTCTTTTGATTCTGCAATTTCGCGCTGTATTTGTAGATTCGCCTTGTCGCGATGTGGTTTGTAGTGCGTCAACACGTCACCAATGAAAGACACACTTAACGCTCCGAAGTGTTCGCATTTCTTTGACAGTTCATTTGCCGCATTAAGTTCGAACGCAAGGTTAAAGTGTTCAAACGTAACCCAACAAAAGTGTTTTCCTATAAACTCATGCAACATTTGCAACAGTTGCGCTTCGGGTAACGCGATGCCGTACATGGCGCAGACCTTCGAGCATAACTTAACAAACGCAGGTAGTTCGTAATCGGCAACAAACGCGCTTTCACGTTCCGCACGATCAACCCTTTGTGTAGTTGTGAGCGTCGTTGTAGATGCGCTGCGCAGCATCGGAGTCGAATTTTCCATTTTTGATTTTAGTATTTTGGTTTGTAGTTACGAATGTAGTTAAATCCCACTTCCGCACGGCAGCCTTCCAGTCTTTCATTTGATTGCGTCCTACCTTCCACCCGTTCGCTTCGTAGTGAGCGTGGAATTTCTCGGTGAACTTCAGCGCATCGTCGTTGCTTAATTTCTCACAGGCATAGTCAAAGATTTCGACAACAGTTGGTTTGACGAATGGCGACTTCTTTTCTTTTGCGATTAGCGTTGGTGCGGTTTGAACTTTCAATAGTTCCTGAACTTGCGCTTCAAGAATCTCGATTCTCTTTTTGAGTTGTAGTATTAACATCATGTTTTTATTTTTAGTTTAGTCCCAACCTTCGCCTTTCGCGTCGTCGTCTGCATCGTCCCATTCCTGACAATCGAAACACACTTTGATTTCTCCGTCGTCGTCCACGTGTTCGTATGCGGTGTCCCAGTCTTCGAGTTGTTGGTCACGCAATACTTCATCGACACGTTCTCCGAGTTCTTTGCTTTCGCAATTCGGACAAAAGATAAGTTCTGATTTCATTTCTTTAGTTGTTTTTTAAGTTTGATTTCTTTCTGGTGTTCTAAATG